GACTAGCTTGTCTTTGAGTTGCACCCCACTGTCGCATTGGTGAGGCTTTTTGTGATTTACATTCATTACCTAAGCTAGGACCACCAGTTGAACTAGATTGATATACTGGATTAGCCTGATCACCACAATTAGTATTAACTTTTATGTTATAATCATCTAGCTCTCTTTGATATTTATCTATTTCTTCTGGGGTCATAATTTCAAGTTCAGCTTCTGTTTTAATATACTGCAATGGTATAACATTTTCTTTACCAGATGGATTCATTTTAATATAATGATCTGACATTATAACTACATCATGCGCCGCATGAATTACAATGTCACCGTCATCAGAGAAAGTTATCCTCGATCCATTACGATGTTTAAGCTCAATATACTGAGTATTATCATCAAATAATATATAACCAGTATTAGTCTTTATAATCTTTCGATCTGGATATACATCTTTAGCTTCAGATGGTACTACATTCTCATCTTCTCTAAATATAGTTCCCAACCATAATGGTTTATATGGACTTCCATTGACGAACATAACTGTTACTAATGAATTTAATTCTGGAATAAAAAACACACCTTTGTCAGTATGTCCGTATGGAAAACAAGGCTCTGACCAAGGAAGGTCTTCTTTTTTAATACTTCCATATACACTTGGTATTGACACTTTTAATCGACCTAGTTGTTTGGGGTCATCATTATCTATTACTAAACCTATATAAATACCTGTAAATTTAGATGCCACTTGTAATGGGTCCTCCTTCTGGACTCTCCATACCTTCTGAATCAAGCTCTGAGCATAACACCATATGCATATATGGTTGATATGGATGTATATTAGTCATTCCGTAGTTATATGTTACAGATACGATATAGTACAAACCATCTAAGTCCTTAGTTTTACCGTCTTCTTGACTAATAATTTCTAAACAATTCAATGGAGTTAACTCTGGTATAATCTCAGCAAAAGTATCAACCAATTTTCCAAAAGTATATACTCTATGTCTAAGATTAGAGATATATATCTTTTGTAATTCTTCCTCATCAATACTACCAGTGATATATTGAGATGCAAAACCTTTATGTTGTTTCCGTATAGAGCTCTTTGAATTTAAATAACTTTGTCTAGTCATTGAATCAGGAGTAAAACTTTTGAAATCATTATAACCACGATTAAAATGTAGTAAATGTTCTTTGCTCCCATATTTTTCAATTAAACTTTTAAAATCAGTAGAATATACTATTTCTTTTGAATTCTTTATCATATCTAATTTTACTGTATATGGTGTCTTCAAACTCTGAGTTATTGGGGCAAAATACGCTTCTTCATTGAACATAAAAAAAGTATAGAGTAAATCTCCACTTGTTGACTTAGCATATGGTAACATCGATCTTATCATTTCATAATCAGTTAATTGAGCTTGTAACCAATTATAACTATAGCTTGTTGGTTCTATTCTGTTTACTTTTCCTCCATTTCTAGATACTAGCTTATTAACTATCTCCGAAATCGTAGTCTTTCCATATGATTCATATTTTTCATCAAGCTGCATTACATAAAAAACAGGATCAACACATTTTAAACTGATCAGCTTACCTGAATTAATATCACTATACTCGATATCCATTTCCGTTATTTGAAATTTTGTGACTTCATAGTTAATTACACAAAATCTAAATGGTCCAGAAAAGAACTTGTTATTATGCTTGAGACTATATAATTCATCTTCAAACCAAACTTCGACGATTCTATCTTTGATTGGAAGTTTCTCGATATTCTTAAAATCTTCAAAATAATCTGCATTAATCATCAATAAAATTTCAGCATATACAGATGGGGTGTATTGGGAGAGATTATATGAAAAGCTCTTAACAACTACTGGATTATGGTTAAACCATGATAATCTAGCTCTTGTTATAAAGTAATCAAAATATTGTACAATATTATACAAAATAATACACCACTATTTCTCATAATATCTAATCAGATAATATTCAATATAAGACTTTGGAATAATTCTTAAGACAGTTCCTTCCTCAATATTAAAAGGATCTATAATGTTATTAACTGCTGCTATGACCCAAAACAACTCTGGAGTCTTATAATACTTCCAGGATATTAAGTCTAATCGATTAACTTCATTTTCTTTAACTCTATGAGTTAATTCACCAGTAATATAACTGGGAATATCATCGACAAAATTTTTTAAAAATAATGGTAATACACCGATATTTTTGAAATTATATAATTCAGAATTTACTGCCATATGATGTTTACTATCATTTTTTGAGGGTTCAACTTTTTCTCCATAGTTTACATCGATGAATTCTAATCTTTGACTATAATCAGATACCATTATTCAAGCACCTCATTTAACTCACTTAAATTCAAATATAATAATTCATTAATATTATTAGCTGCATTAGTATCTATCTTTTTAGCTTGATCATAAACTTGCTTGTATTTGACAACTTCTCCTTCAGTTAACAAACCAGCATTCTTTAAATCATCTGATCTTTCATATAATAATTGATTAACATATTTTAAATCATCTAGACGTTTTAACATTTCGGTTTCTAATAATATTAAATCAGAAAAATAAAGTGTTGTTAAAGGTGCTAAATCATTATATTGTGTAATATCACTGTTTAAATTTTTATTTATTTCATTTAATGTATATAAACTTTTTTCTATATATAAATCATCAGTATATATTGCTTCATTAAAATTATTTTTAGTTATGGATCTTGGACTTTCTAAAATTTCTATTAACCTTAAAATATTACTATACAGTTCAGCAACATTATTTAAACTTATACCAGAATCTATTGTTGTTAATAAATTTGCCACTGGCCAGTATAAATCAACAATTGTTTGAACTGAATTATTTAATGTAGAGTCAGATGATCTGATAATTCTAGACAACGATGTCAATGATCCATATAAATCATTTTCTTTAATATTAATTAATAAATTAGCATAACTCGATATATCTTGTACAGAGCCTATCTTATTTTGTATTTGCCTAGACAACACTAAAGATTCATTATTATTATCTATACCTAAGAAATTGAATTGATCATTATTCATATTATTTATTATATCATTATAATTATTGTTAATTAATTGTATAAAATCCGGATCAAAACTTAATAAATTAAAATCCTGATCGATATTAAAGTTTTTCATATTCTGATATACTCTATTTAAATTATCATAATTAACAGCGGTGTAATCAAAATTTCTATATCTATCATACGCTCTCTGTATAGCTACTAAATTCGGTTCATTAACATCAATAGTTGATATACCTAAATTATCAATAATATCAGGAATATCAGTTGGTGTATTTTCACCACCAGATATAGTAGTTATTAAATCTTCATCTTTATAATCCATACCAAATAAAATTTGCGGATTATCTGATAATACAAATGCTCTAGCTATTTCATTTCGTGTATCACTCCATGAATACATAAAAACGTTAATAAATCTAAGACTACCGCGAATAATCATTGGAAACATTTCATTTCCTAAATCAAGCATTTCTTCACTTGTTCGAATATTTACTTCTCTCAAAAATCCTTTGAATCCTCTATATAAACCACCTAATTTAATAGATAACAATGGTGGATATAAAAATCCAAATGCTCTAGGATATACTAAACCTTGAAGAGCACCTAAATAAGCTCTGACATTCTTCATAAAATCTTTAACTTCAATATTTTCTTCTCTGAATCTACCAGCAATTGGACTTCTTTCATATGATAATTCTTCTTCTGATCGTTCAGTTGTATAATGCGTGCCTCGCATTGTTAAAAATGTCCTATTTATTGGTAATATAAATTCTAAATCTAAAGTCTTACTTAAATTTTGAGCATTATATTCAACAAGAGCAATATTAGCTAAATCCTGATTAAGCTTAGCTAAAAATCTAGATAAAACTTCAGGCAATTGTGTACCAACATTCCCTCTTCTAGAATATGATACAGAAACACTATCTGATATTTCTGACGGTAACCATGGTAACTTTATATTAATTCTAAATTCTTCACCAATATTAGAGTCAATGGTCGTTCTCTCTCCCACTTCATCGCCGTAGAAGGAAGCATTTCTTATAATTATAGGCATAAACCCTAGGTAATTATCTGTCCTGTTATCTTGTGACGGTATATATTCTGGCAGACCATATAAATTAAAGAAATCCATTTTTTGAAGTAGAGCAGACCCCCTACTTCTAAAATCTCTGTCTACATCGAGTTCTCCGGTATCTGTGCTAGGATATCCTACACCTTCACCCGATTTCCATCTATTTATATCTTCATAAGCTCCAATACCTGTTCCAGGTATTCTACTTCTTTGTTCTGCCACTAAAATATACCCCCAAGTTTCTTGTCTTCTCCACCAATATTAAGTCCAAACATCATTTCCATAATATATTTTGGTATATCGTTTATATAGCTTCGATCAATTCGTGATACAGGAGATTCTACCATTCCACGATCATCATTTTTATTCTTAGTCTCTTTTATTTCAGTTTTGAGTTCAT